TCAAAAACTCTTACCCATGGTAGATCTTCACCTGATGGTTCTGGTAGAAAACGAATAACAGCAAAACCATTACCTGCTTTATCTACTTCAGGTTTCCACAAACGGTCGTCACCTCTTGGACCTTGACCACCACCTGCGTTTAGTTTTGTTGTTTCTTGGATTAGTTTATTAAGAGAGGAACCTCTCGATTTTTTTAGAGTTGCGAAATCGCTCATTATTATTCTCCGTATCAGTTATATTATTCTTATTCACATTATACATTATGTAGACCTTTATTATACTATACAATGACATAAATGTCAAGTTTAGCACAATTCTTTTTTACATTTCTACCCATCCAGTAATTATATACTTTGTTCCACCTATTGGAGGATTACCTCTATGAGTGTGAGTAAACGCACCAGGAAATAATAGTAGTGTTCCTGTTGTTGGTTTAATTCTTTTTTCTAGATATAAAAATTCTGTTTCACCTGCTTCAAATTCATCATTCAAATATAGAATAAATGTGAGTAATCTACCACAATCTCTTCTTGTTGAGTCTTCACAATGCCACAAATGATAACCCTCTCCAGGTTGAGTCCTTTGTATCTTTATATCATATATTCCATGATGTTCGTGAGTTTTTAGAATACTATACTCATCAGCATATTTTGGATAGCAAGTATTCCAGAAAATTTGATTAAAATCAATTTGAACTTCGGGATGGGCACTTCCTAGAGGCATTTCTTGAAGAGCATGTTCAGGTAAGAATGTAGATTTGTCTGCCTTATAAACTTGATCTACTCCTTCAGCAACCATTCGAGATGACGCATAACCATATTTATCTCTCAAGTTAAAAGTATCAATTACTAATTTACAATACTCTGGTGAATATACATTTTCATATATTCCAACAAAATCTTTATTCATATGCGTTTAGTATTATATTTTTATATTTCTTCTTATCCACTTGTATTTTATTGTATAGAAAAGGTTTGTATGCTCTTACTAATTCAATAAAATCATTTAAAATAATATCGTTATATTTATACCAGACAGAAGTATAATTTATCAAATCATCAAGTATTACCATAGTTTCCAAACTGAGTTTATGTCTAGAATATAAACGATAAGCAAGTGGGTGTTTACCATCAATCATTTTAAAATTTTCATCAAATGTATTATCATAATCTGACATAATACATATCTCATTTTCAAAGTTATATGATAATGATTCTATTTGTTTTTTCCACTTCTGATAGTTTACTAGATTGGCACCACCTAAAAGGTTACCAATCCAACCATCACCAGAACGAGTAATATTAGAAACAACATAATCTACCCAGTCTTCATGCTTAAATCTTTTAGATGCTTTCTCAAAGAAGTATTTGTCTCTGCGTGTTTCATAAGTAGTTGGGTTTGCTTTGACTTTACCATTATACTTGAAGAAGTCATAACCTTTATTACTGAAGTGCTGTTTAATTGCTAGGAATGTGCGATAACTATCAAAACCGTTCATTGCTATCATATTGGGAGTCTGCTTGATTTGGGTAAGAAGTTTAGATTCTCTGCTTCTACTTTTATCTTTTCTTTTATTAAAGGACTGACTAATTTATTTACATCTTGGATATCAAATTCGTTTTCTTCACACCACCAAACGATTGCATCCATATAACTTAATCTCTTTTCTATTACTGTTCGTTCTATTATTTGTGAGAACTTTTCTCTATTTAGAACATCTATCATGCTGCTGCCTCCTCAAACCATTTAGGGACTGGTCGTTTAGTCCATTTAGCAAAATGTTTCTCTTTTCTGTAATACTCTCTGTATGCTTCAACTACATCCTCATTCTTACAATAATCTGGCATTGCTTGAGGTGGTTCAGTAAATTCAGCATTAGAAATATTTATAGGTGCGTTATGTAAAATTCTACGAAGTTTCTTTTCGGTTTCATGTATCTTACCATATCGCCAAGTGTATTCTTCGCATAAGAAAACAAACAATCTATACAGATACATGTAGTTTTCTTTGCTTTGTCTAACCCAAATATTGTCAGGGTGATTGATATGAGATGCTTTGTATAATACTTCCTCAAGAGCAGTATCTTCTAATCGCCATCTTTTAATCTTACGACCATTCTTACTTTGATCATAATACTCAATACCATCAAGAACACGGTGAGCAGTGCATAGTTGTTGAGCATACTCAATAATCATTTTGACTACATGCTTGTCACAATGCAGACGAGCAGAGGTTTTTGGTTCTGGGTGTAGATAAAATACATTCATAATATAAAGTCAATCAATTTCAATACCTATATTATACTATAAGTATTCAGGAAAGTCAATATCTAAATCGTTAAAAATATCAGAAAAAGGTTCGCCCATTCTTTTCTTATCAACATCACATTCATACATCGCTCTTGCTTTTGCTTCTATTTCATGATCAGTTTCAATGTTGAGCATGCCCTCGTCTACAAGATGCATTACCCACATCAAGTATTCGTCTTGTTCGAAGGATGTTAATTCATCCCATGTTCTTATGTCGCTCATTTTACAAAAAAGTTTATTGTTAATCTGCCATTATCTATATTATCACCAAAGTTCCCAAATGAAGAATGATATTGGTCAGAACGAAAAAGAAATAATCTATTCTTAACACATTTTACACTCATTGTAACTTTAGGATTATTCCTATCTTCATTATATATATTAGTTCCTGAATTTTCATTATTATTCAAATAAATTAATCCAGTATAAGTGTATGGGTCTTTGTGAATATATTCTCCAGCATTATCTTGTTCTCTTCTTAGATGAATGCATGATGTTATATCAAATGGTTTTTGAAAATGTGGAATGAAATAGAGATAATGTAATATTCTTTCTTTTATTATTTCACTCAAATATCTAAAAGAATCATGCAGTGGCATACTTCTTAAACCAGGATAAACAAAGTTTTTATCAAATTTTGGTCTTTTTTGGTGCCATTCAATATCATACAGTGGAACCTTTTTTATAGATGCTTCAAGTCCATCTATATTATTAAAAAAATTCTCAATTACTATATTGTCCATTATATACTAAAACTTTCTCCGCATCCACATCTCGCCTTTTCATTAGGATTGTTAAAATCAAATCCTTCGTTTAATCCTTCCTTTTTATAATCTAATTCAACACCATCAAATACATAGTGCCATTTATTATTATATAATAAACTTATGTCTTCGTCAACTTTTACGATCTTATCATTTACTTCTAAATCAGTTGCCCATTCTAACTGATAAGCATAACCACCACAACCAGAAGTAGACACACCGATTCTCAGACCGACAAAGTTCTCACTTCGGTTATCAAGTAATTCTTTTATTTTATTCTTTGCTTTGTTTGAGACTGTAATCATTTATCGCACTCTTTATTGCATCTTCTGCTAAAACTGAACAATGTATTTTTACTGGAGGGAGTGCTAGATCTTCTGCGATATCTGTATTTTTGATTTGCTTTGCTTCGTCTAAAGTTAAACCTTTAACCCATTCGGTAAGCAAAGAACTTGATGCGATTGCTGAACCACAACCATATGTTTTGAACTTGGCATCTTCAATAATCCCATCATCGTTTACTTTGATTTGTAAACGCATTACATCCCCACATGCTGGAGCACCAACCATTCCAGTTCCTACTGATTTATCATCCGCATCAAAACTACCCACATTGCGAGGGTTTTCGTAATGATCCATAACTCTATCATTATACGGCATGTTTAACTCCAGTAGTCTTCATCAAGTATATAGTCATAATAAGAATCTTCAAACTGCGTTTTTGGACTGGTTTTAGATTCTCTTTTTCTATCTTTGAAATGCTTAGTATGCCAAATCCTATCTTCTCTATGTTGTTTCTTTAATTTGTTTTGAACTGGTTTACTCATTCTAAAACTTTTAAGTGTCCTTTATTTTCTATGTAATCATTATAAGCATGATATACTAAATCTGTTTTATGATTATATTCTGAATACATTTGACCATACCAAACCTTTTGAGTCATGCTGAGTTTATCCCACCAATGAAATGCTCTTCGTTTAAAGTTTAAGTCATGTGTATTCATTAGTCGTTATCCAAAACTTTCTTCCTCCAGCAAAATCATTTCTATGCCAAGAATTTAAAATACAATATTTTGGATTATCGCCGATTGGTTCTTGTTCTATATTATATTTTAAATTATTATTACATTCACTTACATTTATAATATCATCATATCTATTATGTTTAACACCTTTAAAATCAAAAACATTTTCTATAAGTTTTACTGAGGGTAAAGAACCAATTAAACTGTTTGGTCCATGTAAACTATCTTGATATTCAAAACCAACTATTTTATATTCTATTGGTTCAATAAACTTATTTACTGCTGTTTCTACAGTTAGATGCTTACACATAGAAAGACATTTCTTTAAATCTCTTTCCCAATAATTCATATTATAGACTAATCCCCAGTGTATAATCAAATCATAAAACTCATCATGTTTCCAATCAGTTTCTTGATCAATTAGGAATGTTTCATATTCATCATTCTTTTCTTTAACTACATCAAGACATTCTTGTCTAGCATCAGAAAAATGAACTGTTGCTCCTAGTCCACTCAAATAATCACCAACATTACCAAAACCACAACCCATTTCTAAAATTAGTTTTCCTTTAAACCAATCTTCTCCAAAAACTTCAATAAGTTTGTTGGTTCTAGCAACTCGCCATTCATTCATATACATACCACCAAAGGAACCACCATCTTCAATAAGTCTTTGGTAGTTAGAATTTCTTCTAACAAATTTCATAATATTTTATTTTTTATTTTCGTGCTTCATCTTACACCCGAACGAACAAAACGAAATAGT